TTTCAGCGACCCTGAAGATGACGAAGATCTAGACCCCCATTCTCGTGCAATGAAGATGGTTCAGGCCGGAGAGTGCGATTACGTTGAGGCAATCAAGCGTTCCATTCCTTGGGGAGGTCGGGGCTGATAGCTCCGATACTGCTGCCCGGAGATTAAGCTATGGACCTTCTAACTTTGGTCGGGCAGGTAACAAAAAAGCGAGCGGACTACTTCTCTCAAGCCGAGGTCTTAGCTCGCAAAGCGAAAACACAAGAGAAGCTGGAAAGTCTCATGACGGACCAGTCGAAAGTTCTTGTGAAGGCTTTGCGAGACAAGGATATTCGCTGGGAGGAGTACTCTCGAACTTTGATTGATAAGACACTGTCTGCAGCCCTCGCTGCCGTTCACCTAGGGGCAGGAAAAGCCTCGCCACAAGCAAAAGTCGAACGGGCATGGGGCACTGTAACCGGGCAAATTCTCCCACCTTTGTTAGAATTCTTGAGCCAAACCGAACTAGCACTAAACGACGGATCCCTAATGCTCGGCGACGACCGCATAAATTTCTCGGAAATTGATCTTGAAGATATGTACGAAGGGGGCGAAGAGGTACTTCCACCGAAGCCGAAAATGTCTTGGCTGAGCCTTGTTACCAGAGTCGTTCGCTACCTTGCAAACCCTTCCTACTCATTTTTCAACCTTGGTGACTCCTACGTGAAACAAGAGCAGGGTTACCGGGAGATGCGACGAGTGCCAGTGTTGGACAGGAGAACTTGTCCTGACTGCATAAAGTTTGGGGAGAAGGGGTGGCAGCCCTTTGGAACCCTGCCGATGCCGGGGCAAGAGTGCCGGTGCTACGATCGCTGCCGCTGCCGAATCGACTACCGTTGACTTTTAAACGAACCCACCATGGTTCAAACTAAGGTGAAGCAGGGTAAAACCTGATTAACTAAGCTAGGTGAAAAACAAGTCCTAGAGGAAACAACAAAACCAATAACCCTTTGAAAATATCAAAATGTCTTTGAACATCGCACCAGTTTACGGTAAGCAATTCATTCGTTACGCGGAGACTTTCACCGCTGCTACTGACAACCAAGGTGGAACGGCTGGAGTCGTTGAAATTCCTGAGTTTGCAGTTGTTGCTTACGCAACCTACGCCGGAGCAAACAAAGTTTGCGCCCCTGGCAACCTGACCGCGTTTGATGGGAAGATTGTAGGTGTGAACCAGGCCTACATTCCCACAGCCCTGTCTCAACCTCGCACCGCTCGTCAAGCTTCTGTGGCCACTAGTGGCTCCTTGCTTGTTGAAGTGAGCGCCAGCGCCGTGGCCCCCTTCGTACTCAACGCCCAGCTTTCAGTTGGTGCTGACGGCAAGGCGCTACCCACTGCGAATACCGGGACCAACGTCACTCTTGACGGCACTATCCCGCTCATTCGTGAAATCGTGCGAATCGGGGGTCGCACTGTCTTGCTGGTTTCATTCGCCTGAGGAATGCTAACGCATTTCGGTGCGTTTTCACTAAGAGCCTTCAACTTTCGAGTTGGGGGCTTTTTTCGTGAAAAAGAAGGGTATAACTACAGTGACCCCAAAGTTTTCGGACTCGCGGGTCGGATTGCTTCGGCAATCTTTGAAGTCAACTTTACACACAAGGAAACATCTATTATGATGAATCATAAAGGTTCCACTCAGAGGTGACTCTGATTGAAAATCGGGTGAATTGCTGGGACACCTGACGGCTTTGTATTACAAGGCGCAAGGCAATCAGCAGCCAAGTTTACTTAGGGTCTCTACTAACTATAGTAGTGTTAAGTAAAAAGGTTCAACGACTAGAAAGTGATCAACCCTGAAATAATCTTTCCACGAGCGCCCGACTCTCGTAACAACCACTTCTTAAGAAGATACCTAAGAATGTGCTTTAGCATAAGATCCTTATCTCGCGTAAAATGCAAGAGGGATGGTTTAGAAAAGCACAGAATTCTACCTAAATGTATGGGTGGAACTTACAACCCCGAAAACGTAGTTTTAACTACAAGAAGAGAACATACAGTTCTTCATTTAGTACTTCATAAAGCTTTCCCCACTAATATAAAACTCGCTGAATGCGCCTCCTTAATGAACGGATCCAAAGGGTCCAAGTTCTACAAGTCTCTGGAGTATTGTCAGAAAAACGAGGAAAAGTCAAAACGGATAGCTGAGTCTAACAGAAGAAGGGAAGTTTCTTGGGGTCATAAAATTTCCAGCTCCCTAAAAGGTAGAACCAAAGACAAGGAGCACAGAGGTAAGATAAGTAGCACTATGAAAGAAGTGTGGAAAAATAATCCCACAATGATTGACAAGTGCTCTCGTAAAAACTCTACCCATAGCGATGAGTCAAAGCGAAAAATTTCCTGTGCGATATCAAAACAAAGATGGTACTGGAAAATCGAAGGTACAGAAGTGATTAGAACTCGGTCAGAAAAACACCCCGGCGAGGGGTGGCAGCTGGGCCGTAATCCGAGATGATGATATAGTCTGAACTTTACAGAAATGTAGAGAAGTAAAGGATAAAGAGCCTTTACGATAACAAGTTGCTACAACAGACTTATGCAGGTGTGGATTAATTAGGGTCCCAACTTCCAAACAAAGTTGAAAATCGGGTGAATTGCTGGGACACCTTAGTTTTGCTTTTGCAAAATAGGCAATCAGCAGCCAAGGCCCCTAGGGATAGGGGCAAGGTTCAACGACTAGATTAAGTAGCCTAGAACAGGCGAACAATCCACGAGCGCCCGACTCTTTGCTCAAGCAAAGATGATGATATAGTCTGACCTGTATGGAAACATACAGAAGCAAAAGATAAAGAGCTTTTGCGATAACACTGGCCAATCCTCACAACACTCGCACAAGGCTTCATGCTCCCTTTGGTGTAGGGGAAAAGAAATTGGGTGAACTGCGGGAAAGCCTACTTTTGCTTAGCAAAAGGGTCAATCCGCAGCCAAGCTTCCGGTACACCGGAAGAAGGTTCAGAGACTACCTGGGGGATTTAGTTCCCTTAATAACAGGCTAGAGCGCCCAACGTTTTGTAAAGAAACGATAAGATAGTCCGACACTCTGTGTAAGCAGAGAGAACATATTGTCCACCAACATTGCGAATCGATAGGGTTCCACTCAGAGGTGACTCTGATTGAAAATCGGGTGAATTGCTGGGATACCTTAGTTTTGCTTTTGCAAAACAGGCAATCAGCAGCCAAGTTTACTTAGGGTCTCTACTAACTATAGTAGTGTTAAGTAAAAAGGTTCAACGACTAGAAAGTGATCAACCCTGAAATAATCTTTCCACGAGCGCCCGACTCTCCCTTACACTACCAACGGTACATAAAGTTTATCCTCTCCAGACCCCCAAGGAGTTTGACACGAGAACCCGGACACCACATTCACCATATAGTGCCCAAGTGCATGAAGGGTGGAAATGAAGATGGTAACCTAATCAAACTCACCTACAGAGAGCACTACCTGTCTCACTGCCTGCTGGCTCTAGCTTTCTCTTCCATAAAGAGGTTAGGCAAAGCTATAAACTCTTTCAAGGAGTCTTCGAAAAACTCCAGAGTGTACGAAACCTTAGCTCATCATAAACACTCGGACGAAACTAGGTTTAAAATTGGCAAATCCAATAAAGGAAAGGCCAGACCCAGGAAAGTTCCAATGTCTGATAAAGAAAGATCCGCTCGTGCAGAATTATGCAAGAACAGAGTGTGGAGTGCAGAATCAAGACAGAAACTTAAAGATAAGGCACTTAGTAAACCAACTATACAATTCGCCTTGCAAGCCGCTAATAGACCCGACCGGGATCGAACAGGCATTAAAAACCCTCGGGCTAATGTCGAAGTTTGGTCTAATTTAGGTTTATTGCATGAAGTTTGGGTTTCTAACGAGAAGTGTGGGGCCAGGAAGCTGTTCCGGCTAACCGGTCTAGGTAATACTTGGCAGTCTCTGCGAACCGTTGTTAAAAAGTTTAAGGAAGATGATGATATAGTCTGATCTTTGCAGAAATGCGAAGAAGTGAAGGATAAAGAGCCTTCACGGTAACAAGTGTTTATCGCACCGGTTGTGGACACCCCTACCCGCGCTGGGAGAATTCTCAGATTTGGGAAGGAGCAGTTTGCTATAAACGATTTCCGTCGTGCTTACGGAACTAACATCCCATACGTCCAAAGCCGCTACGACTCTGAGCCTTATGCTCTAGAGCAGGAAGTGGTCGCCTGGGAATTGCCTGAAGAGGTAATTGAAAATGCCGGGGAAGGGCCCGCGCAGGTGGATTATTTTTTACGTGCAATTTCGATCGCAGCGTAGGTCCACTATAAATTGGGTGAATTGCTGGAACCCCCGTGTGGGAAATCAGCAGCCAAGGCCCCTAGGGATAGGGGCAAGGTTCAACGACTAACAGCATACCACTAGAACAGTGATGAAGCTGACACGAGCGCCCGATGTTTTGTAAAGTGAACACTAAGTTCACCTCACAGAACAATGATATAGTCTGAACATTGCCGACAACAAGGTAATGAATCAGCGGATAAAGAGCCGCTGAGTTAACAAATTGCTTCGCGCAATCGAAACCAGGAATGCAATGTCCAGATTGATGAACAGCTACGAGTACACCGTTGCTCAAGCTGTTTCCGTCACCGCGACTTACAACCCTTACGAGCCCTATAACGGAACCGCAGGTTCCCAGACCGGACTCGGTTTCACAACCTGGACAAACTTCAAGACAGCTTACGGCTCCGTTGCTGGAGACGCCGCCTGGTCTGGTGCTACTTCTAACCCAATTGAAGACATCCTCACCCTCAAGCGTGCAGTCGCCAACCAAATCGGTATCCGTCCAAACTCCGCAGTCGTCGGTACTGCCGTGTTTGACCTCTTGCTGACCAACGAGAAGATCCTTGATCGTATCAAGTACACATCTGCAGACAGCGTCGACACTGACGTCATTGCTCGCTACTTCGGTCTTGAGCGTGGCCTACGTGTTGCCGAAGGTCGTTACTTAGCGCAAGATGGAACCCTACAGCCGGTATTCCCAGCTAACGGTATCCTTCTGTTCTACAGCCCTAACGGTCCTTCTGATTCCATCATGCCTGCTGGTGGTGCGAATGCTGCGACTCCTGCCTTCTCTTACACGTATGCTAACAACATCGTTTCTTTTAAACGAGCTGAATGCGTGGTTTGATGGTAACATCAAATTACTCGCCTGATCCGCGAGTCAATGGGGTGAATTGCTGGGAAGCCTACGGCTTCAAACGAGAGTTTGAAACTATGGTAATCAGCAGCGAAGCGTTTTCGGGAGAAAACGAACGTTCAACGACTAACAGCATACCACTAGAACAGTGATGAAGCTGACAAGAGTGCCCCACTCCCTAAACCCTCAAAGTTAAAGGGAAGAAGATATAGTCTGATCTTCACAGAAATGTGAAGAAATAAGGGATAAAGAGCCCTTATGATAACACAAATGATCAGCTCACAGGCACCCCCGCCGTCCGTCCCGAATACTACATTCGTGAACGCCGCGTTGTTCGTGCTGAAATCACAATTGAACGTGTGGTTAACCTAGTTGGCCTCGGCGCAACTGGTCTTATCGGTTCTGGCGCTATGATCACCAACATCCTATCCTGATAAGGGAAGGTACTAAGGAGGTGACCCAATGGCAATTCTCAGACCGATTACAAAGTCTCAGTACGAAGTTAGCTTCGTAGCTCCTGACGGACCCACACTAATCGCCACGTTTACAAAATTCAGCGGAATCAAGGATTCCTCAAGTAGCAGTGACTACGCCAATGGTACTGGTAACCGTATTTACAAAGTTGTAGGCCCCAAAAAGGTAGACAACATCTCCCTTTCTGCTCCGTACGATCCCACGATCTTCAAGCAGTTGGAAATTTACTGGTTGCAGTATAATTGCAGAGAAATCACAGTTACAGTCACTCCGAAAGACTGTGTTGGAAACGGATCAGCACCCGCTGGCGGCCAATACACTTGCTACGGATGTCAGTTCATGTCTCTTAATACCGCCGATGTTGACCGTGAAAGCGGCAATGTTCAGGAAATTGAGATTCAGCTAACCGTGAATTCTTGGGACCGAACCTGATTCTCAACTCGAAAAGCCCCCTAACCGGGGCTTTTTTGTGTCCACAAGAGGGTAAAACCTCTGTAAGAACGAACCTTAAGAAGAAATGGCCAAAACTCTGTTTTCAAGTGGCGTTGTCGTAACAAGCGAGTGGCTAAATGGTGCAAGGAACATTGTTTTCGACGGCCAAGACCTTGACTGGCACTACGACCCCTTGGGTCTCGACGACCTTGAAAAAACAGGGCCTACAGGCTTAGACAGCCGCTACGTCACACTAACCACTGAGCAACCCACTTTGTCGGGCACCGGTCAACTTCTGTCTGGTATTCCGGTTTCCGGTTCAAAAGTTGTCACAGGGTACTGGGGCTTCGGATTTGACCCCGCTTCAAACCCCACACTCACTCAGAACTATAACAAAGCTCCGAGAAGTTTTCTAACAAACCTTAAGTATAGCAACGCCAACGGCATCAGCCCTTCCTCGGCTAGCCAGAAATTCGCAGCGTTAGCAGACGCAGACTTGGTAACGAAAAAAGTATTGTCCGACCAGCTCGACGCTCTTGTGGTGGATAACGGTACATACTGAACGGAGAATCTAAATGCCACGTTACTCACCGCTACCGTCGGTTTCCATTGACCCGCGCAATGAAGCTGACTTGGTCCAAGCAGCGGCTCAAACCGTTTACGAAGCGTCCAACAAAACCCTTAACGACTTCAGTGCGGGAAACCCCCTAGCAGTCCTCCTTGAGGGGCAAGCTTTTGCGCAGGGAGAATTCTTGTTCTGGGCCAACCAGCTCCCTGACAAAATCCTTATCGAGTGGATCGGACCCTTCTTAGGTGCCATGAGAAGGCTTGGGACAACCTCAACAGCTGAGCTGGTAATTTCGGTCCCGCCAACAAAGAGCTCCACGGTTATTCCCGCAGGGTCCCTATTCTCTACGAACCCTCAGCTAACAGCAGGAGAAAGCTACGAGTTTGTTACAAGCTCCGACCTGGTGATTCCGCCTGGGGACCTCACCGGTAGAGTCCCAGTTTACTCAAAGTTTGTAGGATCCGCCTATAACGTTCCCGCAAACTCAATCACCGGAACTTCAAACACAGGGACACTCAACTTATCCGCAACAAACCCTCAACCGTCTGTCGGCGGAAGTGACGTCGAGACTTTTCAGGAAGTTCAGGAAAGATTCTTCACTCTAATTCGCAGGAGAAACCCCGTCAGTGGGTCCGACTGGCAAGATTTTTTCACTGACTTGTATGGCATAGGCACTTTGACATCTGTCCAGCCGAACCGCTCCAGCTTCTACGGATACAACTACACACAAGACTACCTTCGCCCCAATGGGCAGGTGTCTTTTTTCGTGCTTGGGCCAAACGGTCAAGAACTTACAACTCAGCAACTGTCGCTGGGCCAAAACGCAGTAAATTTCTCTGTCCCGATTGAGAATCAAGGGCACCTATTCCCCATTACGCTAAGCCAAGTTCAGTACAACTTAACCGTTGAAGTGGACTCCAACGGGACTTTCGGGTCGAACTTTAAGGAGTCTGCACTCAATTTTCGAGACCGTCTCTTCTCAGTTTTGACTCCTGGGCAGGTTTTTCCTGCGAACGTGACTCCGACTGTGAGTGACATCGACGCAGCGTTCTACGCAACTTTCGACACGAACACAAGATTCAAAGATCCATCTGTAAAAGTATCGACCGCTTACAACACTCCGAACTCTCTCAATAAGGACGCGTCGGTATACACAAACATCTACGATTTTTCCGCGTCTGACAACCTGCTGGAAGAGGGCAACCTTATATTCATCAATAACCCTGCACCGACTTTCTACCCGGTAGAGTCAAACTTTACACCCTACTCTTCAAACAAGAAGGATCAGACGATATACGGCAACCTTACGCTCAAACAGATAAGACCGCTAACATCCGGGTCCTACTCCCTTGGTGACATAGTATATCATGATGGATCCGGGGATCTAGCCCAGCAAGGGTTGCACATCGTCCTAGAAAACTTAAGCATCGGTTCTTCTTCCGCCGTTTCTTCATACATTCTGAACGGGAAGATCTCCGCAGTGAAAACCTTTTCGCCGTGGGAAATTGGAAACTCTTTCACATATTCCTCTGGCGGTACACTAGACCCTGAAATTGTGGAGTATGACTACTCATCAGGGGAGTTCGTTCCTCAAAGTCCCTCTGCAGTACCCTTAAATAGCCGTGCAGGAGGATTTGCCTGGCTAGTTTCAAAAAACTTTACACTCAACCCGTCCACCAACGATATTACTGGTGCTCAGGCAGAGTTTTTAGTCGGGCTTCCCGTGGTTCCTGCTCAGCTCACTGAAGGGTTGTCCTATGCCCAAGGAACGTGGGTTTCCACTCCCCAAGTAGGGGGAGGGCCCAATCCCGTTGTTGACCCTTACTACAACTACGTTGACTTAACAAAAGGCGCAATTGTGAAGTACGCCCGTGTAAATGCTGGTTTCACCTATAGTCCAAACCAGCTATCTGTTAAGGAGTACTTTAGTAATCTTGTTGACACGGGGATCTTATCGGAAACTCTTGTGTTCAACGGTGACGGGGGCTTACCCTTGTACAAGTACAAAGCACGATTCAAGCCAGGGCAGTACCTGCTGTATAAGGAAACTTCATCTTCGCCAACCACTTACTACGTTGCGTCTTCTCACTTTACACCGAATAGCACCAACATACAAGATTTGCTTAGCGAGGGTTTGGTTTACAACCTTGCTCCTAACCCTGCGCTTCAAACTCAGCTAGATTCAGAACTAACGAACAACCCGCTCCTGCGAAAATTTGACAGAATGTTCACCTTTTTTCAGGGTGATCGCACGTTCTTTCGAGAAGGTTCCGATGTGCAATCCTACACCGCCACCTCCGCAGTCACCCCCCTATTTGACTTTAGCATATATCTGAATAACGGCGTGTTCGTAAAGTCCGAGGAATTCGGCCCATCCCTTCTCCCCGTAGACGACTACATTCCTTACTTCAACCCTGCTTACTTAAACGCCACGGAAGACACGATCTTGAGTGAAGACGGTCGGAACTATTACAGAGTCATGAAGTCATTCACACCCCAGAAAACAGTGACGAACTGGTCCGGCCTGCCCGCAGACAACACTGCGCGGTATGAAGAGTACGCGGGTAACTTGCTGCGACATGTAGTTTCCTATCGCTGTGAAGAACCGGTGCTATCCCAGTACGGTGTGGAAACATCTTCGATTAAGCTTGGATCCTGCCAAATAACTGTTGTTCCTCGGAACTCCGGAAGGAACTTTAGCTCGTCACCAAATTTAACATACGTGTGGGAAAACACCTCAACCTTGAGTCAAATTCCTGACTTATCCTGGTACACGGGAACAACTTTTGCGCTTAGCCCGCCGAACTACGGGGAGGGGACGTTAGCACTATGAGTCAGAATCTGGTCGCATTGAACGGGGGGACTGCGCAAATTGAAACATCTTCCACTTTCGAGCAGGGTGTGAACCTTTCCCCCCAGTACGTGAATGCGCTTAAACTCAACCCGCACCCCACTGAGTGGGTTGAAAACGGGAGGCCAATCTACGCACGTTTACCGTCGGCTTCGCAGCTTTACAAACTGGACTTCGGACTCGACGACGAGTTTGCCTACACTTACCTTCCCGTGGGCGATGGCCGCACGGGAACAGGGTCGCTTCAGGTTCAGTCTTCCGGGGAGAACAAGTTCCTGACAGTTCAGTCCGGAGTTGTGGTTTGGAAGTATGGGAGCTTAACGGTTGACCCTGTGATTATAAGCTTGGAAGAAATGGAAATGGTAAGTACGAAGTATCTTCTGGCCTACCAACTTTATTACGACGACTCACCCTTTGTCGCTGAGTACTCTGTCAATAAATTTTCCTTATCTGGATACGACATAAGAGTGGAAAGTAGCACAGATGCTGTGCCAGGGTGGAGGTACAGTCCCGCTTTTGCTTTCACAGACCTTGAGTCTCAAGCGTGGAGAAACTTTGACGGTGTATTTCCGTCTTACGCGGGGCAAGCCTACCTGTCGTGGCAAAGCCCGCACCCCGCCGCTTACACCGAAGTTGAACTACGGTGCCCCGATGGCTCCTCGGTAACAGGCTCAGCGTCGCTTTATGTGTCGTCCAACCTCCTCGAAAGCGACGACCTCTATTGCTCAAACCCGGTTTGGGTCTTACAAGGTTCTTCCGACGTTGCGTCCGACGCTAACGGGCAGTACTTCAAGTTTTCAATTCCTGAACCCTCGTACAACCGTGGGTGGAAAGTAGTATGGACGGATACCAAAGTGGCGATCAATCGTGTGCTTGTGAGTGGTACCCTGCCCTTGCTTAGAAAGCCCGCAGCAGCAACCTCCGTCATCAACCTAGTTGCTTATCCTGAAAACAGCGTACCGAAAACCGTTAGGAACAGCGCAGGAAAGGAAGTACCGGTCACTCTGTGCAAACTGGCCTACGTGAGTATTGACGGGGCTTACCGTGTTGAAAAGATCACAGACCTGAGAGAGGTGGTTCACACAGACCACCAGCCTCTGGCTGATTGGCTTACCCGTGCCTTGGATACAAACCTTATCAACCTATTCTCGCAGGTAAAAGGGTACTCTTCTGTGTGGATGAGCCCGCAAAACTGCATGAGACACGAATACGCCGCTTTGCAGAACAATCTTGTAGCAGTGAAGGAGTGAAATGACCGACTTAAACCCCTCGTTCAGTATTAGTGACTTTGAGGACTACGGTACCACAAACCTTTACCTAACTGCCGAGCAACTCAACTCAGTGGCTCTAACCGAGAGCCGCGTAAACGACCAGCTTGACTGGCTCGCCCAGCTTTTGGGCTGGAGCGGTCCTGAATACTGGGCCAACCTAGCCTCGACAGTCTCCCAAAAGCGAAACCTTTTGACGGGGTCCTTTGGTGTGTACGACGGGTACATTCACCCGGAAGTTGTCGAAGTTCACAACTGGGACGGCACAGTAATTGTAAAAGCAGACCCAAGGATACAAGTCGGTCAGACCTTTTACTTAGGGGACTTTTCGTACCTTTTGGCGGATGTGTCCCAAGACGGCACCAACTATGTCCTAACCTTCGAAGGTTTGGGAGAGCAGTTCTTCACTGATCTCTCGGAAAATAAGCAGCTTAAGGTGATAGCTCCTGGCGCTCTGCCCAGCCCATTCTTTCGCCCCGAACCAGGTTCGACCGCCGACGCTTCCTTCCTCTGCGAAGTCCAGGGGTCCGACCTTGTCCTGTTCCCGAAGTACAACACAGCGAGGACAATACCTTACAAGTTTAACACATTTTTAGCGGGTGCACGGTACTTTTTCAGCCTCCCTGTAACTTTCACCACCTCTTCAGTATCAATTAATCCGACTTACGACTTTTCGAGAGAGGGCTGGTACCTTGATATTCCCTCAGATCTTTCCTCTAACGGGTTCGGTCTCGAAGGGGAGCTAACGTACGAAAGTTCCACCTTGCGAGTGAGGGTATCCCCTTGGTCAAACCCTTCTGACTGGGCCACTCGAGAAAAGATCGATAACTTTTACGGAGTATGGTCGAACAAAGGTGGAAGGTTGCCCTTTAACTTTGTTTTTGATGCCCTAGGTATCCACGGGTTTAACGAAAGGGTCTCTGTCCATACGAGCGATGTCGACAAGTACATAAGTTTTTACGATGTCTTGGCTTACATAGAAAGTGCGAGCGAGGGGCCAATTCCAGACTTTGGGGACTTTGGTGCCGCTGTAATTTACTGTGGTGGGGCTAGAGTTTTTGAAGGAGTTTCTCACGTCTCCGACAACTTTCAGTTTTGGTACGAAATTGACACCCCATCTCAAACTTTCCGCTTTGTTTACACAGGTTCTGTGGGAGAGCCCGTAATAAGCATATCTGACTCGCTAGCATCGAGCTTCAACTGCAAAATATCCGACCTCGTACTCAGTGGCCGCACTCACTACATGTCTCCGAATGTGGAAGATAGCGGGACCCTCTTAAGGCCATGGAAAAGTGAAGCTTTGCAGGTAATTAGCTCTCCAAGCGAACTTGAGCTTCTTCGGAGCCCTAACTCTCTTCGGGCCGACACAAACCACGGACCTAGTGACCCGAACTGGGAGCGGTACTTTGTGCGCCTTCCACCTGAGTATGGAAGAAACGATAGTGCATGGCAAAAGGTAAACCTTGTGTGCAAGAACTTCGGGTACTGGGGCTCGTCACTCAACCCTGAGAAGATGTCATGCCCCCCGGAACAGTCGGAGCCACTTGTGTACGAACAAGTGGTTTTGTACGGCGGTGAAAAGGGATTGCTGCCGTTTTTGTACTCGGAACCTTACCTATTCTCAGACATTTTGTACGGCCAAGGGACGTCGGACGACTACGACAATTCGGATATTGCCCCTGGTTTTGACACTCCCTACGACGACTTTGATGAGGCCGAGCTTGTGAGCTACGACCTTCTTCACAGTCGCACAGCAAACACTTCCTTACCTGGGGAGACTTACGGTGACTGGGATGGGGAGTACTTACGCTCGCCTTCCTCTGAGAACTTACGTGGATTCCTCGTCAATGATCTCAAGGAAGAAACACTCGAAGTCGTTCCAGCACCAGTGTGGGACGCGAGCATCTATAAGTACCCGCCAATTTGCAAAGATGGGGGTGCCTCGTCAACTGTCGACGCGAACCACTACAAAGTGGGGTACTCACTATTTGCAGCCGATCTGTCTGCGTCAGAAGAAGGCGTTTTCGACTTTGAGACTTGACGGGTAAAAACTCTTAGCTACCTCACTGAAATGACCACACGAAGAAAAAGTACTCCCGACACAGAAACAGTTCCCCTAGATCACACCGAGGAAACACCCACCGCCACATCTGCACCTGAACACCCTATCGAGGAACTAGGCGAGTCTCACCTGGAGCCTCACCAGGAAATCCCTCAGGAGGGCCACCCTGAAGCAAGCTCTGAGGTGCCCCCTGTGAAAGAAGCAGAGGCGGCACTACGACCACCCGCACTCGCTAAGCGACTACCGTCAAAAAACACTCCGAAGTTTTCCCTCAAGATACGGTAAACTATGGCCCAAAGCCTGAGAAACATTCCATGGATTCGACAACAGGCCGAGATGGCGAAAGCCATCGAAGCCAACGCGAGGTACACCGGGTCACCCAGGGGAACTGTTCGTGGGACCATAATTAGTGTTGAAGACCCTGAAGACTTAGGGAGAGTCAAGGTTCTGTTCGACGCCATGAACCCTCAGGACATTCCGTCAGTCGAAGGTGCTGGAGAGTTTTCTCTACCGAGGCCAGGAGAGTCAAGCAACTTGTCACACTGGCTCGATGTTTCCCCGGCTTTCAAGGGAAAGCAGCCGAAGTCCCTCGAAGGAAAGAGAGTGAATATTTCTCTGAGCAACGGGGAGTACCACTATGCAGTTTTGCAAGACGTACTGTACGACCCTCAGAATTTAACCGACGGCTCTCAGCAAGCTCTACAGATTCCGAGCAACAGCACAATGACTCGGCTGCCGATATACGAAGCTGGCGGTCTGCCCCCGGCATGCAAGGAGAACCACGGCTGCACTGTTGTTGAAGAAAATGGTCCAATGAACTCAGATTGGGTGTGTATTTGTCTGAAGAGAGACGGACAGTACATATGGGTAAGGCACGCAGATTTGGCGCACGGGCACGCAGGCGGAAACGATGTTACATCGCAGGTTGACTCTGCTGGAAATCGTCTCAGCCCTGGACAAATGGCTGCAACATACGACCACGTCTTTGTTACAAGTCATCAGGAAATGAAAAAAGAGGGGCGAACCGGGTACTCTACTGCCCCTGCCGGTAATCCTTGGGGGTCTGCTGCAGCGTGGGCACCGCCCCCGATGAGCACGATACAAGCGTTCAAGTTTGTGGAAGGGCCTTTGTTCAGCCAAGACACTGCCCTTAGCTTTGCACGAAATTCTGGGTTTATCGATAATATTACCGGGTCGTTCATAACCACCTACAACCCTGAAATTCTTGCTGCAGTCGAGAGTGTCCCAGGGTCGAATTTTACGAAGACAGCGATTCAGCAAGCACAAAAAGTTCTAAACTTCTCAGAAGTTCTTAGAAAAGTCATAGCAGACCCCACCGACTTTGTGAAAAATGCGGCAGAGAAGTCGCTGCCGTCCTATGTTCCGGGTGCCACCAAGTTTGTCATCTCGACGCTTCAGAACCCTGCGGCAACAATAAAAACTGTTTTCTCTAAGCTACCCTCCTTACCAAACCCATTCAAATGACTTTCACCGAGGATTACGACCCAGGCTTTGTCAACTCTCCAGGGTTCGGCCAGAGTGCTACAAACCCATTGGCACCAGTGTTCTACAAGTCCCTCGGAGTCGTTGAGAACCTCTGTGTATACGACTCAATTTACGCGGCCAACTCTGTAAGTGCCCACGTTTCTTTCTCCATCGGAAAAAGCTTCCTGAGTCAGGAAAGATTCTATGTTGCTGTGCCCACTACTTTTCTTGAGCCGGTAACTTGCGAACAGGACCTGAGAGTCGAGGCGATAACCAACACGGACCGACTCATTGTGGACGGAAAGGAGTACCGAGACCGGGTAATTGTGGGGAGAAATGGAACTTTTCATGCATTGGTGAGGGTCTAATGGCAGTACGTCGTCCTTCTGTCTATCGCCAAGGGGGATTTATCTTTCAGGACTTCTTGTACTTTCAGGACGGGGCAAGTGAGCTGCGGTATGTCCTAGGAAAGTATGATGGGGAGCCCTACGAGTCCGTTGCTCAAACTTTCGATTACCCCGCACCAGGTTTAAGGGGAGGGAGCATAGTATCCCGAATAGACTACACAGTGAGCGGTAAGTTGCTCACGATTGACAGTTGGGAAGTCAACTGGAGAGATGAGTGGCCCCTTCGTCTGGCTTTCCAATTCCTTATAAATTGTCTCTACTCCCCCGCCCAAGGGTACTCGGTACGAGTCCACAAGGATGTCTACTCGTTCTGGGTGTCCGAGAATCTCTCTCCCGTGTCAAACGACCCGAACGACTTCCTGCTGCGTTGACTACCTAGACCTGGTCCGCAAAGGGTAAAATCAAAAGATGAGGGTGAAAACACTCCCTGAAATTTTCACAATATCGACCATGAACAAACTCGACCACTGTTACCTCAAAGCCCTTTCTGAAGCACTGAAAGGTAACCTTAGAGAGGCTTTAGAACTCCGCAATGAGGCGGATGCGTTAGCATCCGAAGGTTTCTCCTTCTCTGAAAATTACGGGAACAAATACCCATTCATTGAAGAAGCTGTAAACACACTCCTTGGCTCTTATGACTTCACTCGCTGCGTAAAACCGTCCGGTGAAGCGTACGGAACGGCGGGGCAGTGCAGAAAAGGAACTGAAGAAGCTAAACCGGTAAAGGCGACTTCTC